AAGCTGTCACCGTTTCGCATATTAAATGCTCTTCAGTGTAACTTTTTTAAATGGTAGATTTAAAGGTGCTATTGAAAAATAAAAATCACCCTCTAAAAAATAACATTTATAATTATTTAAAATTAAATATTTTGTTAAATTGTCATTTAACATTATTCACCTCACTTCTATTCATTTTGTAATAAAAATTAAATAATGGAATGAAAGCTAAGCCCAGTAGACAGCCGACAGCCGTACCAAATGCTAGCTCTATATTTAAAGCTGAGACACCGCCTAAAAAGTCACTACAAGCGTTGCCTATGCCAGCTCCAACGATAGGCATAAGAGCACCCATTTTGAATCTTTTAGGCAACAGCTTTTCAACTTCGTAACCTGTGAAAGCTCCGAAAATCATAACCGCATTATCTACAATTCCAAAAATTATATATTCAATCATATAGTTTTCTCTTTCTCTTTAGTTGTTGTTTATTGTTACAGACTAAAAAAAAATAGACATGGCTATTAAATGGAACTCAATTAATTAATTATTTAAAAGTGTTACTTTTATTTTTTCTATGTGTGTTATTTATTGCTTGTATATCTGAAAACACTAAGACAAGCCTATGCTGTGTTTAAATGAAAAAATAAGTTTCAACCTTTACTTACCACGTCTATTATCTCTTTTTAGTTTCGGGTAGTCTTAACAAGCTTCAAGCCTGTTAAATTATAACCCTCTTCAGTGTAACTATTGTTGATTTGTAATTCATTCAAAGCTTGTTTAACTCCGAAGCTTTTAAGACATATCAAAGAGCTTCTTAATACATCTTTAAGAATTACATTGTTAAGCTTAGTATACTTATTTAAATATGATTTAAGTATATTTTCACACCATTCAAAATCATTATATGAACTTGGCGTATTAGTTGCCGAGCGTCTTATATATGATAAATCATGTTTAGCTTGTTCTGTTAGCTTTTTATTAGATAGCCAATCTTCACAAGCTCGCATTATATCCAGCCGTTCAAAAGGGCTTTATTGCAAGCGTCTTTTTTTTGCTCAACATTCAAAGATTTATAGACAGCGAATAAATCCGCCTTGTCTTGTGCGTCTTGGTAAATGTTTTTTGAACGTTCAGTATATATATTGTGAACTTGTTTATTCATTATCTTAGACATAATAAATTATTCCTAACTTGATTAAATTAGTAACGATATTGTTACAGACTAAAGAGAGAAAGTAGGCTTGCTCGATTGTAACTATTTAACACACGTTAAAAAAGCCGTTCCCTACTTAAGACGTTTAACCGCCTTATGATTTGAACTCTTAACAATTAAAATCTAATCAACCCTATAAAAAAATAAAATACATTTTTTAAGCTGGCTAACATTTAAGAAATGAAACTGATTGACTTAATCTTTACGCTTCACCCTTTGCTAAAAGCTTGAAAGGTTTTATGTTTTTAAAGATAATAACCTTTTATGAAAATATCTTAAGTTACATATAATCTCTTTTCGGATAGTTGCAACCCCTAAAAGTAAAATAATTAAAATAAATTAAATATCCTATTGCTAGGGCTTTAAGTAGTCCCTTTGATGTGTCTACTGGTGTAGGTAGTAAGTAGATAATACTACTTCATCACCTCTCTATATACTTAGTGGTGTAACCTTTGCTTATATCTATAATGGGAACTTTAATCATATAGATTGATAAGCTTATGAAAAAAATAGACTCTATCTCTCAAATAAACAGGAATATTTTACAGCTAGGAATGACACAAGGATATGACATCCTATAGCACAAAAATTTTACGCAATGTACCAAAAATTAAGGATTGCTGGCAGTTTTCACAGAAAAATCAAAGGGGGAAACCACGCTCTCACTCGTATATATACCACCTCATATTTTTTTACCTAAATATCCATGACATCTTCAGATAAATCGTGCATCTCCGCAGCCATACGAGCAGCTCTTTTTGGAGTCTGTTTAGCCCACTTAGAATCTAACATTTCGATAGCAGCTTGAGCATAGTCTTTGTCTTTAATTGCTTGTAAAGTATTAGTAAACTTACTAGTTCCAGTAGCTCCCATTTGGTACACCATTTCTGTCACCAATCCAAACGCTTGCGGATTAGTTGTGCTTTCATCTAGTAAACCACGTGCTCCAGTTAGAGCAATGTTGAAATCATCTTCAAACACTTTTTCCCAATCAGTTTGTCCTTGGTCTGTCTTAGGTAGTACTTCACCTTCTTTTATTACGTGTCCATAGCCACCATTTAACTCTTTAAATTTCTGTCCATTGCTAGCAGTAAATTCTAAGTAAGATTCCACTTGTTTATAATCTTCATTAATTTTAATTCTTTCTTTAGTGTCTGTGTATTGCTTATTCATAACCAGTTATCCTTTCGTGGTGTTCTACCTATTGTTTGTTCCATAAAGCTCTCAAGCTCTCGGTCTAATAATTCGTTTTTATGCTGGTTGTAAGATAGTGTTTGGTCTCTATCTATGGTTTCTACCCAGTAATTAGCTGCTATTGCCAGTGCATCCAACTGGTCATCATGCCTTAACGCACCTTTATCTCTCGTAATTCTAGTCATTTGTCTAAACAACTGGTGGTCAGGGTCATACTTAAAGTCTTTAGCAATCAATTTGTCATCTATAACGAGCCTGTGTTGATTCAGGATTGGCTCTAAGGTATCAATTATACGCTTTTCTTTCTGTATGCTATGTCTTACCTCTTCGATTTCGCATGGGTGTATTTTGCTCATTATAGGCTTAAGAAGCTGTGTTGCCATGCCGTCACCAAAGTTACTCTCGATAACTACCTTATTCACGCCTTGTGTCTTTGCAATCTCACTTAATTGGGTCATTACAGCGTCACTATAGCCACCGTCTAGTCCACCTATAGCAGTTAAGAATAGAGTACCATGCAGCATCTTTAAGACACAGAAGGCAGTCTTATCACTGCCACGACCACTGGGGTCAATAGACATAACAGCACCTTCAAAATCAGTAAATTCTTCTGACATATATAGTGGTGAAGTCCAATAGTCTCCTTTGAGTCCAACATTAGGCAACTCAGGGTCTACAGCTTTCATTTGGTCTATACCTGAAGCCCATTGTATTTTAGCTGGAGCTTTCTCCCAACTGCTGAGACCTGATACGACTGTTAGGTCATTTAGTTTCAGTGGGTATTTGTTAGCGTCAGACATGGTAGTATCCAACATAAACTGTAAGTTAAAACCTGAGCGTCCGTAGGAAGCTTGTCTTTCCAATAAGTCTACTTCATTGAATCTATCAGGGTCAGTAGGTTTACCTTCAAGCTTTTTGTCTTCCTTAAGTTCTTCTAATATCTTAGGAGATAACTTATCACCATAGCCAGTAACTTGTGTTTTGTCAGGATATAAAGCTGACCATATTCTAGTTTTAAAACCACGTTCATTTAAGTCATTATATAGACTCATTTCAGTCTGTGGTGTTCCTAAGAAGACTACACGTCCCACTTTAGGTTTAATAATAGCATCAAATTCTTTTACAGTTTCACCTAATCTATCTCTCATTAGCTGTGTCTGTGAGTTATTTGCAGACTCAACGTCATCAGCAATAATTAAATCGGCACGTGAGCCAGTAAGCTGTCCTGTGATACCCATAGATTTAACTGAGGGAGCGTGTGATGCTAACGCTGGAGCGACATCAAAGCTTATCTTAGAATGTCTTTGATTATCTCTAGGTTTTAAATGTTCTAACAACGGCATTTCACCGATTAGTCTTTGTGTAAATGTACTAAAGTCATCAGCTCTAGTTTTAGAAGCTGATACCACTAAGATATTTCTTTGTGGATTCATTAAAAGTTGGTGACAAACGTATGCTGAAGTAATCCAAGATTTTCCGACACCTCGAAATGCTTGTATCACAATACGCTTTTCTTTAGCTTGTAAATAGTCTGCTATGTCATACTGAATAGGAGTAGGGTCAGGTAAGTTTAAATGTTTCCAAGCAAGATATAGAAAGTTTTTAAAGTTATCTATTTTATTCTTCTGTGTCAAAAGGAAGTCCCTCTAATATGTTGTTTGTTTTTTCTACAAGCGTGTCAGCACTGTAAGCTTTACAAACATCTAAACAGACTTTCATTTCTGAAGCTGTTAAGTCTTCCCCTGATTTTAATTTTCTGTATGCGTGCTGTACTAACAGCTTTGGTAATTCATCAATAATATTTTCCAATATATCTTCTTGTATTTTTGGCTGTTTATCTGCCATTTTGGCTCTCAATCTGGAATATACTGTTACGAACACTTAATAATTATATTAAGTTAAATATTAAAGTACTTACAAAATAAAGTGTAAATACCATTAAAACTACGTAATCCACGTATTCCTTTCTGTTTATTTAATTATTTTTTACCAAAGAATTGTGTTGCACCTTTAATACCAAATGATGCAGATACAATTAATCCTAAAGTGTATTTGTACCAGTCAGGTGTTAAAGCAAGTGCTTCAAAACCTCGCTCAACAAACGGAACAGTACTAGGAAAAAAGCACAGGAGTAAAGGGATGCTAAACAATAAAGTAAGGTATTCGTCTTTCCAACTTCCTTTGCTGCCTTTAATAGCTTCCACATCCCAGTCTATCTCTCCTTTAATTTGCTGTTTAACAATTTCTGTTTCAGCTTCAATTTTTACTAATTTTTGTTTCGCTTTTGCTTTGCGAGTATCTATAACTCCACCAACTACTTCACTAGCTAATCCAATTATAGGATTTAAAAAGTTTATCATTTAGTATTGTGGTTTAGGTTTTGGTTTTTTCGGTTTTTGTTTACGAAATATCATTGTGTAATTCTCCTTAAATTTTGGAGTAGGGTAGTGTACTCCGTCTTGTGTTCTAACTGTACGTTGTGTCATATTATCCTACGATATAAGATTTTACTGTCATTACTAGTTGTGCAAACAGCATAAAACCCACTGACCATAATACTTTATTTATGGTTTCGATTGATTTTTGAATGTGGGCTAAATGATTAGTCTCTATTGTACGTATAGAATTTTCAATCAGACGTATCTGACCATATATTTTCTCTACTTCAACATTGAGTTCATCTACATTTTTCATTAGAAAAGAAGACCTACTACTATACAGATAATTACTACACTCCATAATGGAAGTGAAGTTTGTAGCGTATTGTACGCTGTTTTTAGAAATTTAGTGTCCATGTTATTTTTCCTTTTGTTATTTATTTGTAATATTGTAAAATTTTAACAGCTACATCATTTTTATTAGTTACATCAATGCTTGATGTTGTTTGTTTTTTTGTTGCCCATTTATCAAACTTAGTATCACCAATATAAACTTCTTTAGTAAACACTGTGTAACACAGCTCACAATCAGGCTTATCA